CTGTAGCACCACGCTGGGCTGCACGATCTAGCATATCTTCGAGTTCTTCTGGTGTCATACTATTTCCAATGCGCTGCTGCTAATGCGTGAAAGGTTCCAGTGGGGCTACCATTATTTCCTGGATTGTTTTGCGTACATACATGACTTGTTGTTCCTGTTCCAGTATTTTCATCTTTCCAACTGTAGTGATTGGTAGCAAGCTCTAAATCAATTTGCAGTAATTGGTCAGAATTACTCACTGTTACATTACCTTGGTTCGCAGGAATAGTATCTTCGCAAACTCCTGCACCAATAGTTACACCATTATACTGAGTTGAAAGAGATATAGTATGAGAATATCCTGAAGTGTTGTTTGGACTTTTAGTTGCGACTGTTGAATAAGGGGTGGAACTACTGTATCCAGTAATTTCCCAAACATAACCCACCGATCTACCACTACCACCATTACCAGAAATGTATGTCGAACCAGATGCAGAGGTCTGCAGATAATAAACTGCTGACATACCATTTACAGCGTTACTTGCGGCAAGCGTCATAGCTGAACTACCTAAGTTACAATATGTATTTTGATACCCTGGCATTGCCAATGCAACAACAACGACTTTTGTACCAGAACTTAGAACGACAGACCCAGCAGGGAAACCATTGCCAGTTGTAAGTATGCGGCCTTTATAAGTTGCAGAAGGTGCGGCTGCAGAAATGCCATAATAGTCATTAAATCTGTTTTGTGCGCCTGAACTTTTGCCAATCATAGCTCGTATGTCAGCGTCATTGAGAGAGCAGAGTGTATTGTTTGAACCACCTGCTTCGACATGAATTTGATTTAGACTTATAGCACCACTACTGGGAAGAGTCATTATTCACACTCACATTTTTTACACTTACACTGATCTAGTTCTGCTTTTAATTCTTTTACAGCTTCAATAAGTACACCTACTATGTTACCATAAGCTACAGATAGATACTCACCGTCCTGTACAACCTCTGGCATAACTTGTTGCATTTCTTGAGCTATAACACCTGTGCCACGCTCGCCATCTTTGTCATACATAACACCACGCATTTGTGTTACTTTATCAAGCGCCCCTTCTATAGTTTCTACATTCTCTTTAAGACGTTCATCCGAAAATGCTGTAATGTTTCCTGTAGCTACAAACGCACCAGATAAGTTGTTACCATTGTTTGACAGGTTGCCCAAGCCTACTTCTGCAGGAGTGTCAATAGTACAAGTGATAACTCCACTACTAGTGTTGTAGGATATACCAGTACCTCCACCTAGTGCTGCTCTAGCACGTGCGTTAGTGAAATATAAATTGTTAGAACCTTCAGATACAGCATCTGTAGTTAGTCCACCACCACCTAAACTTAGGTTGCCATTTATTGTAAGGTTACCTACTATTGTAGCATTTTCATCCACAGTAAGTGTATCTGTTTTTACTGTGCCATCAAAGAAACCATCTTTGTATTGTAGTGCGGATGTACCCAAGTCTAGTGTATTATTAGTCTTAGGTCTTACTTGGGATGCGGTAACAACTAAGTCCTGGGATGGGCCAACCTTTTCAATAGGTGCGCCCTCTGCTGCTGTACCATCATGGGTGTGACCAGTGCTGGCATTAAATGCTGACTGAATCTGATTGTACTCATCGTTAAAATCATCAGCGTCAATAACACTTCCTGTAGCTATGTTAGCTGTTGCTTGTCTTGTATAACCTGCCATAATTACTGCCTATCGTTTTGTCTATACTCAAGCACTGCTGTGTCAAGAGTAAAGGTTGGATTTGTTGAGTTATCTGTAATACGCATTGCTATTGTTTTGAAAGAACCAATTACGTTTTCTTTATATATTTGATCTAGCACACCACCAAAGGATGCACCGCCATATATAGAATTAGAAGCACCGTACAGAAATACACCAGCCCCTGCTGCTGACGAGGATATTGGTATTGTGTTTGGCTGAACAATACTTGGGTCATTCTTTGAATCAAAGTCTATTTTAAAGTTTAGATCCAAATTCATAGTACCTGTAGGCTGTGCGTACAAAGTTAACTTGTACATTGTCTTACGTATCTGTGGGTCTGTTATAGGCATAAACGGAGATTCATATATTGACTCTATAGCGCTACCATCAAAAGAATTACCTGAGTCCATTCTATAACAAAAACCATCATCGTTTGCAAACATAATAGTTTCTTGTGCGCCTGAGTATGTACTGTCTGCTACGTTTACCTTGAGTCCTTTGGTTGTTGACCAAGCTATACCACTACCACCTTGAGCGATAAATTTAGTTGCTATTAAACCTGCTGCGCTTGCTGCTTGCACTGAGGGTATGTATGCAAATAGTCTATACTGAGACTTACCCCTAACTAATACAGAACAGAATGTATCCGTTTGTGCTATAAACTCGTTTGCATCTTTATAAATAGGATCAGATGCAATGTCAAGAGCCAAGTCACCGATACGGTCAGTAGCACTAAGTAAACGTATACCATCAGGAGATAGGTATGCTATGTCACCACCAAATTCCTGAATACTATCTGGGTTGATACATCCTATTCTATCTGTTATAGGCTCTAGCCTAAAGTCAGAAGAAGTATTACCTACAAGCTTTTTAATTGTGTCCGTAGTAAAGATGATAAGCTGATCACGAAACCCTATCATACCTGTTACATCAAAGCCTATGTTTATAGTACCAGCACCATTACCTGTAGCAAAATCATCTACTGTGTTAGGTGCTGTAAAAAATATCTTACTGCCTTTAGAATAGAATGCGTGATTTTTAAATACTGCTACATTCTCTGCACCTTGAACGTCTGAGCTATTTGAAGCCGTAAGATTTACTGTAGTATTTCCGCTTGCATTGAATATTACAGGAAAGCTTTTACTGTCTACAAATATAGTCTTATCTTCTTGTGTAAAATTAAAAGATGCATATCTTGCTTTTAGTGTATTTGTAGAGGAGCTTGTACCTACGTGTGACCAAGTAGTTCCTGTTCCATGAAAGTATAATGTTTTATCAACCTGACTAGAGTGAAATGTACCAAAGGTAAGAACAGTGTTGTCTGCTATTGATTGAGCAGAGTCAAGCACAATATTACTTTGATTTGTTAGTGACGCTACTTTTACAACACCTGATATACCTGCGCCTGTAACAAACATACCAGCTACTATATTAGTAATAAAGCTAACCACAACATTATCTGCGATAGATACTGCTTTGTCTAGTACAATACTGTTTTGACTAGTTACTGTTTTTACTGTTACAGTACCACTTATACCAGTGCCACTTATTATCATACCTCTAGTGATAGTTCCACTAAAGCTTACACCAGTACCAGCAACAGATACACCTGTTATTGGACCTTCGGCTAAACCTGTACCTGCTATGGTAGCTGCTGTTATACCACCTGATCCATCTACTCCAGTTATTGTAATAGTTGCATCATTAGCAGTAGTAGCACCATTTAGCTGTGTGCCGACAATAGTAATTGTTTCACTGGCTGTAAAACCTGAACCTGCTGCAGTGATAGCTACGGTATATGTAGTTCCTGTTTTAACTACATTAAATGTAGCACTACTACCAGAACCACTATAGCCAGACTGTGTTGGGTTAGTATATGTAACAGCACTAGAGCCAACAGAGGTAACTGTAACAGTTGCATTGTTTGCTGCAGTTGCGCCACCTAAGTTTGCACCAAGTACCGTTACTGTTTCGTTAACCTTAAAGCCTGTACCTGCTGCATTTATTGCTGCTGTGTATGTGCCGTTTGTGTTTGTTATGTCAAACGTAGCACTTGCACCAGCTAAAGAAGTAGCACCTGTGACTCCTGTAAAAGTACGTACTCTATCTAGTGTTAATGTTGTGCCATTAGTAACAGCGCCATTTACAACTGCTGTGGCTGTGTTGTTGTCAAGAGCTACTGCAGTGCTTGAAGATACTGCACCGTTTACTGTAGATGTAGCTGTTTGATATTCTGTTACAGTAGCAGTGTCCATTTTTCTGGCTGTCACAACTCTGCCAGAAGATATAACTTTCATGGCAAGAACATCCCCACCGCCAGGAACTAATGTTGAACTAAACTTGCTGTAGCCCTTTAGCTTACTGTAACCACCCTCTCTATCAGACTCAAAGTTTTGTAGAATAGTAGCAGAACCTACAGCGTTAGTACCCTGTTGTAGTGGAGTCAGGTTAGATATTAACCCTCCCTTGAACTCCATAGGAAATGTCGTCCATTGTACTGGCATTAAAAGTGTACTCTTGTATCTCTTATGTATGGTGTTCTATTTATATTTATAGAACGTAGGTATTTTATTTGCTCTTCAAACTTTCTAAGAGCAACATCTGCTGCTGGTGTGTCGCCCCTAAACTGAAATGCGTAATACATAGCACCATCAACTATGGCAAACCTATACTGCTCTGGTAGGGCAGGGACATCTAGTGCATTTTCTAAGTCATAACCTAGTGTGTAATATTCATACACTATGGTGTAGGCTTTGTCAGGAACAGGGTGACATATAAGTTCTCTGCCTGGAGTTCTTACAATAAACTTAGGGATACCACGTATGTTTGCGTCTGTGTTAAACTCATCATCAGCATACTTTTCTAGCCACTCTTCATATACTAAATTCTTTAACTTTTTTGTGCTTACATTTAAGGTGTTATCTCTTCTTACACGAAAAGAATCCATGTCTATTGTCTTAGCGTCTGTCGGATAAAAGTACTTCATAGTGCCTGCATTTAAAACCAAGTCTGCTTGTACATGGTTCCAAGGCCACTCATACTCTTCTTGGTTAATGTGTCTAACTGCTGAGTTTATAGCGTCTTTAGCTAAACTGTAATAGCCTACAGCAGAAGCAAAGTTTGTTTCCGTTAGTGCTACCTCATTTAGCCTTTTATTAACATCATTAACTAAGCCGAGAAAATTATAAGCCATTTATCTGTTCCTAACAGGTAATATCACAGAACGCTCGAATGTTAAACCTTGTGTGGTGTTTATTCGACAAGTGACATTGTATCTTAAATTATTTATTCCTTGAGCGAAACGTGCGGTAGCAACATTTCCAGAAACTGTAGATTGTATAAACTGTATTCCGTTTACAATTAATGCGGTTGTTAGTTGTGTTTTAGTTCCGTTTTCATCATCAATAAAGAATACAGTAGATACTATAGAGTCGTCACCTAAAAACCTAGACCAGTCTACGCTAAAGTCCGAAGTTTCATCAGGGTCTTTTTCAGGCCATTTGTAAGACATGTCTTATCCTTAATTAGTTATGTATACTACGTTGTGTCTGTTTATAGGACGTATAACTACGGTTCTACTTTCTTTAGGTATGTATATTGTTCTGTCTACATTAAAAGGCAGTATTACTACTGTTCTGCCTCTTTCAAACTTATCCGCAATTTCATCAAACGGAAACAACACACCTTCAGCAGTAGTTGTACCTTGTTGTAGTCCTACATTTATGTCAGCTATTGTAAAGTTTGCTATACCAGTTATGCTTGGTACTGTCTGACTGAATACAGAGGCTGCTCCAGTTGGTGTATGTGTTGCTTTTCCTTGAGCAGTTAATGAAACAGGAACACCACTTGTAGTTATTGTGTTGCCCATACCGTTGCCGTGTACAGTACAGTAGTATCTTAGTCCTATACTGGGTGCGTTGTTTGGCACAGTAAACGTTACACTTGCACCAGACTGACCAGGAGTGCCATTACTTGTTACACCATCTGTGTAACTATTATTACCACTCTTAAATGCTAGTGGATGTCCAGACACAGACGAGTCACTAAGATCAAACGTGTATGTTGTTCCCCTTACAAGCTGTAGTGTTGGTGTAGTAATTCCATTTAAAACATACTTGTTGCCACCAGAGCTTACAACTGTTACAGTAAAATTAGTAGCGCTGTTTACTGTGGTTATGGTATTACCCATACCGTTGCCGTGTACGGTACAGTAATATCTAGCTGGCTGTGTGCCTGATGCTGGTACTACAAGAGTTACTGTTGCTCCTGACTGACCTGCTGTTCCGCTTGTTGTTACTCCTGTAGTAAAAGAGTTACCAGAAGCATCCTTAAACCTAAATGGGTGTCCACTGTTACTGCTGTCACTTACATCAAAGACGTATGTTAGTCCCCTGACTAAAGTTAGTTCAGCAGTAGTGACACCATCTATTGCATACTTATTACCACCAGACTGTACAACTGTAACTGTGTAGTTATGTGTAGTCGCCCCTGCTGTGTCACCAAATACATTACCAAGTATGCCAGCTTGCGTTGGTAGGTTTGTATTAGCTACACCTGCTACGTTGGGTGCGTTGGCTGTAAAGGATGCAGACAAAGAAGTTGCATTAGAGTTTGCTGCACCTGATAACGTTAGAGCAGCTATGCTTGTGGTGCTTGCTACATTAGCACTAGTTATATTTGCTTTTCCGTCAAAGTCAAGCGTACCGTTAGTTGTAGCAGCAGAAACCCCTGTCAATGCAGGTAGGTTAACACCACCAGAGAATATAGCTGTACCTAGTAGGGCTTGTGCAGATACAGAAGCAGGTGTAACACCGATAGTGTGTCTAGTTAGTTCTGCTGAGAACGGTGTCTCTGATACTGCAGCAAAGCCAAACATCTATAGCTCTGCATCGAATATAATTTTTCCTGATCCACCTGAAGATCCCAACCAACCAGACTGAACATCTGTATGATTAGTCGTTGGAATGAGATTAACTCTAGCAGTTTTTCCATCTGTGTCATTGGTAGCTACAGATAAAGTTGAAATCGTATCATATGTTACTCCAGGCTTATGAAATCTATCCAAACCTGTACTAGTTATATTCGGTAAGCCTCTCATTTTAGAAGGAGCATAAGCTGTTCCAGAATACTCGTTAGTGTTTAGTCTGTTTCTATTCACCATAACAGTGCCGTTCTGATTGTTACTTATAATCGTTTGATAATACCTTTGACACTTGCTTAAAGTAACTCCTACTGGTTCATGCTCGAACGGTGTACTTTGCGGCCCAACTTCTAATTGACAGCCAGTAAGATAGAATCTATTATTAGTAGAACTAAAAATACTTTGTGTACCAGCAGCCCTATTTGTTGTACCAGTAGCCCAGTCACTAGCTAAAGTAGCACTTGTAAAATCACTACCAGCGTGAAGGTAAAACATTACTGAAAAACCAGCATCTGTTAAAGTACCATCCATTTTTGAATCAGCAGTAGTGTCGGCTTGAAATGTCATTTCAAATCTTTGCCAAGAACTTGTAACAGTAAATGTTCTGTTATTATGAATATAACCTGAGTGTTTATTGTTTAATATTTGGACAACGTATGTCTTGGTTGAATCCGCTTTTGCATAAAAAGAAAGTGTTATTTGTTTTGCCTCAGACGTACCGTGTCTTGCTAATGTACAGTTTTGTGCTTCTATAGCTTGAGAAATTATAAAAGATTCATTAGCAGCAATAGAAGTGTCTGCTGTTGTGCAAGAAAACTTTAAAGAATAATTAAAACCAGGAGGTGCGTCTGTGTTTTGTTGCATTGTACATCTACCAGCCGTATTGCTAGCAAATACTTTCCATCTGTCTACATTTTTATAAGCATTCCCATCACCAACAGCATACGATGTTACCTCTCGTTGAGCAATGCTCATATCTCCGTTGATCAGCATATTTCTTCCTATGCCAATTTGCCCATCTATAGGAAGACTGTCTGCAAGTTTTCGTGCGTTGCTCATGTGTTCCTCCTAGCCTAATAAATATATTTCAAAAGCATTGTTCGTATTGCCTCGATACCAAGCCCAAGGATTTGGGTCTGTGCTAGTTACTAACTCAAAATAGTCATTTGCTGAAGCGTTGTATATGGAATTAACAACTATACTCCAATCCAACCTACCACTATAAACATCACCGTCAAATTCGCATTGAGTATATGCAATAGGAGAGCCATTCTTACTAATACCTAAAGCAGCGTGTCCTGCTCTTGTATCATAAGAATATGCTTTTGCATGTATTAAATATACTCCACTTACTGGAACAGTCCATCTACCATTGTTGCTCATACTCATGCCACCTTGAGCCACCTCTGAAGTAAACCAATTAATAACAGCCCCAGAACTATGGGACACGGTTGAACCAACTGATCCTCTTGCTCTTCCGTAAGGCTGACTAGGCTTTGTCACACGACCTGAACCGTCAATTATTAGACGATTTGTATCTGAAGTAGCAATGTTGATAGGTTTATTACCACGTTGTGTAATATAAGTACTAGTTGTATCTTCTCCAATTACAACACCAGTGTTTCCTAATGTTGATGCACCTGGTTCTGCAATAGATATATAAGTTTGTGATCCTGATGATGCTTGGAAATCAGCTACATAACCAAGATTAGGGTATTGTTGCGTTATAGAACTGTCACCCACTTGTAAATTTGTTCCAGCAACTAATGTACCTGTCATGGTATCGCCAGAAGCATTGACGTATCTCGTATCGGCTGCTGCTTGGTTTAGTGCATCACCAACGCTGAATGTGTTGTATGCAACAACTTCTATCTCATCACCTGCTGCTGCACCTGATGTAAGTGTTACTGCTGATCCATTGCTTGTATAGTCTACTGTTTCATCTAAGAGCAAGCCATTCATAAATACCTGTATAAATCCCTGTGTGTGAGATATAGTAAAGACTGTCTGTCCTGCAGTAGCCGTAAACGTAGTACTGCTAAAGTTGCCAGAACCTATGAGGTTAGCTACATCTCTTGCTCTTGTCATGTGTTCTCCTAACCTATTAAATATCCACTAAAAGTGCATCTTCTAGTGCCGCCCGAATATTCTATATTCACTGTTGTGTGTGGCCTATACTCTACATCAACATAATCATTTGCTGCTAATGACATTACAGCGTTACAAACAACAGTCATATACTGTGCAGAAGTACCACTACCATAATTACCACCATATTGGTCTTTAAATGTAGCACCGTTTTTTCTTATAAAAACACCTAGTGCATGCTCATGTGCGAGTGCGCTAGCTGAAGCGAGTTGTCCAGATACAGAAAAATAATACGACCCAGCAACAGGTGCAACAAATCGTTTTGAACTTGTATTAAAATGACCACCTACATTTGTTAATGTAGCATTAAAATCTGCTGGAATTTGAGCTTGGTTTGTAACTAAATTACTAGCGGTACTATAAGCAAAAAATGATGGATGATTAGGTTTTGTTACATAACCTTCTTTAGAGATACGCATTTGTTCTACTGCGCCTGACCCTGCGTCTGTTGTAAACTTCCAAGCTTGAAGATAACCAGACCCCATTGTCGCAACAGTTTGCGAAGAACTTATATCAAAGCCATATCCACCACTTTGATGAAACTCTGCTATTTTACCATCGGTATCGCTTCGTCTTACATCTAATGCGGCAGTTGGAGTTGAGTTTACTCCCACGTTACCAGTAAACGCAGCACCAGTTAGATTAGCTAAAGGTATCCAAGCACCAGCGTGAGAGTAGTAAGCTAGTCCAGTATTGTGTACGTGGGCAAACATACCGTGATAGGTAGATGCGCTAGGTAAGTCTGATAGGTTGTTGTACAAGTTTGCGTAGGTAATCTTGTTAGCACCAAAGTCTACATCAGCAGTAAACGTGCCACCTGAAGCAGGTACATAGTTACTGTCAGGTATGTTAGTCTCAAACGATACAATGTTGATTACGTCATTTAGATTAGCTGCAGTTGCTAGTGTGACTGTACCAGTACCAGTTGTGGTAAAGTCGCTATCGTCCATGAGGATGCCGTTGACGTATACCTCTATCTGTCCAACAGTAAAGGCTAATACTTTACCATCATCATCAGCACCAGTGAACGCTGTCTGACCCTGCGTAGCAGTATAGTCAAACTTAGTTCTGCCAAATGATCTTATGTCTTTAGGTTCAGTGCCGATGTATGACATTGATATTCCTTACTCTGGTTTTGACTCTTCTGCTTCAGAGGCTTTCTTAACAACCTTTAGGTCAAACGCTTGTGTTACCTGTGCGTCTTCTCCAACAGCTAGTGCTACTGAGTTAGCATTGCAGTGAGCTACAAGAGCAGCAATGATCTCATCCTTGGCTATCCTAGCTCTGTTAGTCAAAGCATTATCAGCCCAGTCCTGTGGGGATGCTGCTGCATACTCAAGACACTTTAGTTCTGTGTCGGTTAGTGTTACTTTAATCTCTGCCATTTTATACTCCTATGGTTTTGTAGGCCAAGTTACATCATCTAAACTGGTTGCGCTTTTGGTTATGTCACGCAAGTCAGTTCTATACTTTTTCTGTGCATCAGTCATGGTTAGGTCACTTGATGCCCACCAGTCTACTTCTGCTAATCTACGGTTACGCTCTTCACGTA